AAAATGTTCCAGAAATAACTGATTATTTAGATAAAGACGGTAAACTTAATGACACTAAACTTAATAAATATAATAAAGATTTAAAAAAATTTAGATTAGAGGCATTTAAAGGGTTAAGTCCTAAAGATATTAGAACTATCGAAAGTTCTGGTTTTCTTTCTCAGTTTGCAAAAGATCAACGACTTAAAATAATAAATTCAGGCGGGAAGTTTAATCAAAAAAATTTAAATAAAGTTTTAGATCAAATGTTTGATTTTACATTCAAAGATTTAGACACAGCAGTAGGCGTTAAGGATCCAAAAATTCAAGATAAAAAAATAACTGATGCAATGAATAAAGTTAACGCCAACAAAAATATTCCAGCTGCTCAAAAATTAAATATTAAATTTGGTTTATCACAAGTTGATAAACTAGTTAAAATGGGTAATTCTCCTGCAGCTAGGAAATTACTAACTGCCATTATAACTCTTGCGCCTAAAGGATTATTTGGTATGGACTTGTTAATCCCCACAAAGATGGGTAGCGGTGAACTTCCAAAAGAGGGGACACCCGAATACGAACAGCTCATGAAAGACATGGGCAAAAACCAAGGAGGCATGATGGATATAAACTACATGACAAGACCACTAGGCTACAAAGAGGGAACTCGTGATGGAGAGCTAGTTGGCGACCAAGAAAAAACACAAGTTGGAGCAATAGACACTTTAAGAAGCCTTGCAGCTTCAGAGGTATACAACTCAATGATGAGTAGGGAGGGTGTTGACGCCACTAAAATTGCTGGTGATTTTTTAAGAAATCAAGGCATACCGACTAACGATCAATCAATGGGTGCTATTATAAATCTTTTAAACACTCAAATTATTCCACAAGAACAATTAAAACTAATGAAAGAAGGTCAATCTGATTTAGGAAAAGGAATGGATGCAGCCTCTAGAGGGATAGAGGGTTTATTAGACATGTTAGGTATTTCTGAATCTAGAAAGTTTAGAGACATGGACAGAAACATCTTGAAAGAATTAAAAGATTTAAGAAACTAGTAATATGGCAATAGAAAAGAATAATCCAGACGATCAGATTGATATTCAAATAGAACCTGATTCAGCGCAAGAAATACAACAACCTTTAATGGAAGGTGATGCAATGATCTTGGGCGATGGTTCTGCAATTGTCAATCCTGTAGAAGATACTTCAGAACAAGGAGCGTTTAACGCAAATCTTGCAGAGTTAATACCTGATGATGAACTAGAAGCTTTGTCCTCTGGTTTAATGAGCGATTACGAATATGATAAAGATGCGAGATCTGATTGGTTAAAATCTTACACAGATGGATTAGACTTACTAGGATTTAAATACGAAGATAGATCAAAACCTTTTGCTGGTGCAAGTGGTGTCACACACCCTTTACTAGCAGAAACAGTCACACAGTTTCAAGCACAAGCTTACAAAGAATTACTTCCTGCTGAAGGTCCTGTTCGAACACAAATTGTAGGTGAGATAAATCCACAAGTAGAAGAGCAGGCTCAACGAGTTAAAGAATTTATGAATTATCAAATAGCTTATGAAATGGAAGAATATGATCAAGAGCTAGATCAAATGTTATTTCATTTACCACTAGCAGGTAGTTCGTTTAAAAAAGTTTATTATGATGCAGTTAAAGGAAGAGCAGTTTCTAAATTTGTTCCTGCAGAAGATGTAATCATTCCATACAATACAACTGACATGGAATCTTGTGAAAGAATAACTCACGTCGTCAAGATGATGGGTAACGAGTTACGCAAGAAACAAGTAGGCGGTATGTATCGTGATATAGATATTTCTGAAAGCCCTGTTGACAAAAATGATGCAGGTCAAAAGTATGATGAATTAGATGGTGTAACAGAAACATACAATGCAGAAGATATTGTGTTGTTAGAGTTTCATTGCGATTTAGACATACCAGGTTTCGAAGATAAGAACGCGACAACGGGAGAACCAACTGGTATTAAATTACCTTATGTGGTCACTGTTGACGAAGGTTCTGGAAAAGTCTTATCTATCTATCGCAACTATGCAGAGGGAGACATTCTACGAAAAAAGATTCAATACTTTGTTCATTACAAGTTTTTGCCTGGCCTTGGCTTTTATGGCTTTGGTCTTATACACATGCTTGGTGGACTATCAAGAACAGCTACATCTGCTTTAAGACAACTTATTGATGCAGGCACATTATCAAACTTACCTGCAGGATTTAAGGCAAGAGGATTGCGAGTTAGAGATGATGATGAACCTTTACAACCAGGTGAGTTTAGAGATGTAGACGCACCAGGAGGAGCAATCCGCGAATCCTTAATGTTGATTCCTTACAAGGAACCTAGTCAAACTCTTTTTGCTTTACTAGGATTTGTTGTAGACGCAGGTCGAAGATTTGCATCTATAGCAGATAATAAAATGGGCGAAGGATCTCAAGCTAATCCTGTTGGCACAACAATGGCTATTATGGAACGCGGCACGAAAGTGATGAACGCTATACATAAAAGATTACATTACGCACAAAAAGTTGAATTTAAATTACTATCTAAAGTTTTCGCAGAAAGTTTACCTCCTGAGTATCCTTACGCTGTACGTGGTGGCAACAGAATTATTAAGCAACAAGATTTTGACCAACGCATTGACATACTCCCAGTATCTGATCCAAACATTTTTTCTATGGCGCAGCGCGTTACTCTAGCGCAAACACAATTACAAATGGCATCTTCAAATCCTCAAATGCATAATATGCACGAGGCATACAGAAGAATGTATCAAGCATTAGGCGTTAGAGATATAGATATGATTTTACCACCTCCTCAACAACCTCAACCCGAAGATCCAGGAATAGAAAATGCTAAGTCTTTACAAATGTTAGGACTAAAAGCGTTTCCTGGTCAGGCACATCAAGCACACATAGACGCTCATAGAGCGTTCATGAGTTCTTTTTTAGTTGCAAACAACCCACCTACCATGGGTATATTGCAAGCACACATTTCTGAACACATTGCACTATTAGCAAGAGAAGAAGTTACAAAGAAAAATGCTCCACTTATCGAACAAGAAGCACAAAAAATGGGTGGAATGTTGCCTCCAGAGCTCTTACAGCAGTTTCAACAACAAAATGAACTTCAGATTGCACAAAGAATTACCGAATTAACTAATGAAATGGTAAATGAAGAGCAAGAAATGATGAATAAAGACGATAAAGACCCGTTAATTAACTTAAAACAGCAAGAATTAATGCTCAGAGCTCAAGAAGTAAGACAAAATAGAGAATTAGCGGAGCAAAGACTAGATTTAGACCTAGAAAAACTTAATTTTGAAGGCAAAAAGTTAGAACAAAAGGATAATATTGATAAAGAACGCATACAAAGTCAAGAAGACATAGCAGATTTACGAGCTGAAGTGTCTTTAACGTCGAAAAGAGGTAAATAATGGCAAACGGTAAACTAAGTCCAAATATAATTAAGCTTTTAAAAAGAAAATACAGAAGACCTCCAGGCACAAGAGTAGGTGACACAAAAAAGATATCGCAAATGTTGAAAAAGGGTGCTAACATACCCACATATATGGCAAGCAAAGGTGGACATGTTAAAAAAAGAACAAAAAAGAAAACTAAAAAGTAGTGATCCAAAAGAAATCTTAGATGAAGCTTTTAATTTTGCTGCAAAGTATCCTAATGATCCTATGGCTCTTAGTGCCTCGCTCATGGTTGTAGCAAAAACTATCTATCTAAATATTTTAGGCCCTGAACAAACTCAATATATGATGGACGCTTTTGCAAATGGTATTGACAACTATGAAGTCAAAAAAGCAACACTACATTAATGTCTATCTGTAAAAATTGCGGACACGAGTGTCATCACAGTAACGGTGGATCTTGTCATTGTGGTTGCGCTGATTGTAAACATGATGTACAAGAGGCAATCAACAAACTTAATAAAGTTTTGACTTTAACTGGAGATTCAGAATTAGAGGTTGTTTTTGAATCTGACTTTAGTTTAACAGAGCACTAGGAGGTTAACATGAAATTGGTAAAAGATGTAATTGAATGGCTCAAAGAATGGAATGATTGGAACATGAAAGACTGGATTAAAGCTGGTTTTGTTTGTGCAATCGTTTTAGTCGTACTGTGGAAGATGGGCGGAGCCTAAACCATGGTCTGGCAACTATTAGCTAAGCCCTTACTTGGCGTCGTCGCTGACGGCGTCAGGGGTTTTGTGGAGACAAAAAAAGCAAAACAAGAATTAGCTGTCACTGAAATCAAAGCAGCTAAAGCTATTAAAGAACAGCAGATCGCAGGAAAAATTAGCTGGGAGGCTTCAGCGGTCGATCAAATGAAGGGGAGCTGGAAAGACGAGCTAATTTTAATATGCCTGTTGGTTCCGGCGGTGGCAGTCTTCATACCCGGATGGACACCACATATTAAAGCGGGTTTTGAAGCCTTACACTCACTCCCTGATTATTATAAGCATCTCTTATATATCGCCTGCTCGGCGAGCTTCGGCATCAAGGGCGCGAAAGGAGCTATGGGACTAATCACTAAAAAGAAATAAAGAATGGATACAGTGTACATAGTAGATAAAATCTACAAAATAATTAGAACTAGACAAAGTCAAATAACTCAGTTAATAATCAGTAATCAAGTCAAAGATTGGAATGAATATCAAAATCATTTAGGTCAGCTTGATACATTAAACTATATTGAACAGGAACTCTCGGACCTGCTTAAAAAGAAACAGGAGCAAAATGAGTAATTTAATCTTACCCACGCATGTAGCGAAAGCCGTGCAAAAAAAGAAAATAGAAGCAGAAAAAGAAAAAGAGAAAAAAGAATCAGCAAAACTACCTGAGCCAACAGGTTGGCGCATATTAGTATTACCACACAAAGGTGCAGGTAAAACTAAAGGCGGAGTTTATCTTTCTGATAAAACAATTCAGGAAACTCAAATCGCAACTAATGTTGGATTAGTCTTAAAGGTCGGACCTGATGCATACAATGATAAAGATCGTTTTCCTAATGGCCCTTGGTGTCAAGAAAAGGATTGGGTTGTATTTGCAAGATACGCTGGTTCACGTCTAAATATTGAAGGCGGAGAACTACGCATACTTAATGATGATGAAATATTGGGAACCGTGGAAGATCCAGAAAGTATTTTGTCACCAGTAACACACTAAACATGGAGAAATAACCATGCCCGAAGCAGCAAAAGTAGAATCGTTAAAAGAAGATGCACTGATGGTTGATTTAGATACATCAGGTAAATCTGTTGACGTGGAATTAAAACCTACAAAAAAAGAAGAAACTGAAACTGAAGTTGTTAATGAAAAAGAAACAACCGAGGAAGTAAAAGAAACTAAAAAAGACGAACGAGAAGAATATAGTGACGGTGTCAAAAAAAGAATTGACAAATTAACTTATAAAATTCGTGAGGCAGAACGTAGAGAAAAAGAAGCTTTAAGTTTTGCAGAACAAGTTAAAAGAGAAAAGGACGAGTTACAAGGTAAGTTTGACAAACTAGACGATGGATATGTTAACGAGTTCACAGGTCGTGTTAAATCTGAAATAGAATCTGCAAAGGTAGCACTCAAAAATGCTATGGCTGCTGGAGATGTAGATGCTCAAGTGGCGGCTAATCAAGCTATTGCAAGACTAGCTATTGAAGAAGAGAGAATAAAAGCGACAGAAGATCAAAGAAAAAAGTACGAAGAATCACTAAAAAACACTGGACAAATAGGAGACCAGCCTATACAAAATAATGTAACGGCCCCTACCAGACCTGATCCTAAAGCGGAAGCTTGGGCTGAAAAAAATGAGTGGTTCGGTAAGGATGAAGCTATGACATACGCTTCTTTTGGTATTCACAAGAAACTTGTGGAAGAAGAAGGGTTTGATCCTACCTCTGATGAATATTACACAGAGATAGATGAAAGGCTTCGCAAAGAGTTTCCCCATAAATTTAGTGATGGGGGAGAGGTTCAAGAAGGCAAATCACCCGTTCAGACAGTTGCCTCTGCAAATAGAACCACAAGGTCTGGACGCAAAACAGTGAGGCTCACACCATCACAAGTAGCGATAGCTAAAAAATTAGGTGTGCCACTTGAAGAATATGCGAAATACGTGAAGGAGTAGGCATATGAATAAAATTGATGAAAATAAGACTCCACGCGCTGCTCAATCCCGCGAGAAAGCGACTCGTAGGAAACCATGGGCACCACCGTCATCTCTCGATGCACCACCTGCACCCGATGGGTTTAAATACAGATGGATACGCGCTGAAGTGCTAGGTCAAGCAGATAGTAAAAATTTATCTGCAAGATTAAGAGAAGGCTTTGAATTAGTCAGAGCTGATGCAAACAGTGAATATCCTATCATTCAGGAAGGCAAATATGCTGGTGTAATAGGAGTTGGAGGTTTATTGCTGGCTAAAATTCCAGTAGAAATCGTTGATGAGCGAATGGCTTATTTTGCGGAACAAACAAAAAATAAGGAAGAAGCGATTCAAAATGATTTACTAAAGGAACAACACCCCAGCATGCCGATCTCTAAACCAGAAAGGCAGTCTCGCGTAACCTTCGGTGGTAACCGAAAGAACTAATTTTTTAGCTCTTTTGTCCATCGAATAAATAATAAAATAAAAAAGGATGAGATAAACGATGGCAAATAAAGACGCAGCTTTTGGGTTTAGACCCGTAAGGCATCTTAGTGGCGGTCTTATCAGAAGAAACGAATACACTATTGCCGCAAACTACGGAACTGACATTTTTCACGGACAAGCTGTGAAAGCTGTAACTGCAGGTGGCATTGAAGCCGCTGCAGCAGGTAACGTAATTTTAGGTATCTTTGGTGGATGTTTCTTTACAGACCCTACTACAAGTAAGCCAACATTTAGTAATAACTATCCAGCAAGCACAAACGCTTCGGATATTGTTGCTTATGTTTACGACGATCCTAGAATCGTCTTCGAAGTTCAGCACGATGGTACAGGCACAGCAGCAATGAATTTTGCTGGTTTTGATTTAGTAGGAACAGCAGGAAGTTCTGCTACTGGTAGATCAACTCAGGAGTTAGACACTTCTACAGCAGGTACATCTGGACAATTCAAGCAAATTGGTATTTCCAAGGACCCAGATAACAGTGATACAAGTAGCGCAAACGTTAATGTTTACGTGATTCCAAACACTGGCGAACATTCTTGGATGCTAACAACTGCATTAAGTTAATAGGAGTAGTTAATTATGCCGATATCAAGATCACAACTGGTAAAAGAACTAGAGCCTGGCTTAAATGCTTTGTTTGGGTTGGAATATGCCAGATACGAAAATCAGCACGAAGCTATTTATGATACAGAAACTTCTGACAGAGCTTTTGAAGAAGAAGTAATGCTATCCGGTTTCGGTTCAGCGCAAGTAAAGCCAGAGGGAACTCCGGTGAACTATGATGACGCAACAGAGTCATTCACAGCGCGCTACACACACGAAACAATAGCACTTGCTTTTGCGATTACTGAGGAAGCAGTAGAGGATAACCTTTACGACAGAATTAGTTCTCGTTATACAAAAGCATTAGCTCGTTCAATGAGTAACGCTAAACAAGTGAAAGCAGCAAACGTATTAAACAATGCGTTTGATTCATCTTTCACTGGTGGAGATGGTAAGGAGCTTTGTGCTACTGACCACCCATCAACAGGCGGAAACATTTCGAACGAATTAGCAACTGCTGCTGATTTAAACGAAACATCTTTAGAGCAAATGTTAATTGACATTGCTGGTTTAACTGACGACAGAGGATTAAAAATCGCTCTGAACGGAAGAAAACTTATTATCCCAGTCAATCTTCAATTTACTGCTGAAAGATTAATGAAATCTAATTTGAGAACAGCAACTGCTGACAATGACTTAAACGCCATTGCTAGCATGGGAATGTTACCAGAAGGTTATACAGTGAATAACTTCTTAACTGACACTGATGCATTCTTCATTAAGACTGATTCTCCAAATGGGATGAAGCATTTCCAAAGAGCACCTATCACAACTAAGATGGAAGGTGACTTTGAAACTGGTAACGTAAGATACAAAGCAAGAGAGAGATACTCTTTCGGTTTCTCTGACTTCAGAGCTATCTTTGGTTCACCAGGAGCTTAATAAAACTTAATTTGTGGGGCTTCGGCCCCACAATAACTAGGGATTAATCAATTACACCGACTGACCTAGCAGACGATCGTAGAGACGGTGTGATAAATACTACGAGGTAAAAAATGTCTAATTCAACATTTAGCGGTCCAGTTAGATCAGAGGGTGGCTTTAACGTAATCAACAAAGCTGCTGCAACTGGAGCTGTTACAGAAACAGGTTTTTCTGTTAATTCTACTGGTCAACTAGTTTCCATGGGAACTAGAAAAATTCAATCATTTGCAGGTTCTTTAGCAGGCACAGACGCTGCTTCTACTGCATATGGAGATGGTGATGTTCTTGTAGAACTTGGTGCATTAAACACAGACGCACCTGATGGTTTAGTAACACCTACTAAATTTTTCATTCACAGAGCATTAATTGGTATTACAACAGCAGCAGGTGAAACTCTTGCTGGTGGTTTATCATTAAGTGCAACTTCTGGTACAGCCACTAACTCAGCAGTTTCTTCAGGAACTGAAATCGTTGGTGCTGGTGTAACATCTTTTAATGAACAATTAAGTGCTACACAATCAATCACAGAAATTGACATAAACTTTAACAATAGTGCTGGTAATTACCACATATTTGTTCCAAACATTACAGCAGCGATCGCTAGCAAAAACTTATACGCTTTTGCTACCACAGCGGTAAATGCTGATATAACTGCTGGAAGATTTACAGTAGAGCTAGAATACTCAGTATTTTAATAATTAGTGGGGCTTCGGCCCCACAGTTTCTTGATTAAGGAGGGAAACGATGGCAGATACAGTAACAGGACCTACAATCCTACAAGAGAATGATAAGAGAGTAACAATTAAAATAGTAGTGCAGTCTGACGGGACAGGAGGCACAACACCCTTTGGTGATGTTTCAGAATTATCAGCTAATAAAGAGGGACAATCAGTTACAACACTTTCTCTACAAAGAGTATGGTGGACTTGTGCAAACGGTGATGGCGCAGATGCTTTTGCTCGTTTAGATTATGAAGATTCCGATGGAGACATTCCTATCATAACTTTAATAGATTCTGGTTATTGGGACTTTAGAGAGTTTGGTGGTATACCAGCAAACACTAGCAGTAACTCTAATCAAAATGATGTTAACTTTGTGGTAGCTGCGGCTGCAGACTCAGGTAATACATATACTTGTATTGCAGAGTTCATTAAAAATTATTAATGATTTCTAGATCTTCCATGCCTCAGCAGATATCTAAGGCAGGTCAGAAAAAGAAATTTATTAAAAAAAAGAAAAAGAAAAAGGTAAAACATGGCAACATCAGGAACAAATAGTTTTGATTTAGATGTCGATCAAGTCATAGAAGAAGCTTTTGAAAGATGTGGTATTAACTCTAGATCAGGTTATGATTTAAAAAGCGCAAGACGTTCTCTTAATATAATGTTAGCTGAGTGGGCTAATAGAGGTATAAATTTATGGACAGTAGAACTAAGAACAAAAACCTTAGCAGGCAGCACGACTAGTTATACTTTAGACTCAGATTTAGTTGACGTATTAGAGGCTGTAGTATTTACAGCATCTGATTCATCTACAGATATTGAAGTAGATAGAATAAGTAGAGCGGAGTATTTAAACATATCTAATAAATCAACCACAGGAACTCCTGTGCAATATTTTTTAGAAAGAGGGACTTCTACACCAACTTTATTTTTATACCCTACTCCAGATGCAGCACACACTTTTAAGTATTATGGCTTAACTAAAATACAAGATGCTGGTGATTATAATGATCAGTTAGAGGTTCCAACAAGATTTTTACCTTGTTTAACTTCTGGATTAGCATACTACGTGTCTGTAAAAAAAGCTCCAGAGAGAACTCCTTTATTAAAACAATTATATGAAGAAGAGTGGCAACGAGCGTCAGAAGAAGATAGACCTAGATCTAGTTTCTTTGCAACTCCAGAGAGAAGTTATATCTAATGCCAAAAGCAGCTGGTAAGTATTCACAAGCGATATCAGATAGAAGTGGTATACAGTTTCCTTACAAAGAAATGCGTAAAGAATGGAATGGTTCTTTGGTTCACAAATCTGAGTTTGAAGAAAAACATCCTCAATTAGAAAGACAAAGACACTCATCCGACGCACAGAGTATAGAGGACGCCAGACCCGATAGAACAGAGCCAATGACAGTTTTTGTTGGCGGTTCAGGATTTTTTGAATATAATAATTCTATGCAAGTTTCGAAAAAACAACCCCCTGTAGTATCTTCTTACTTAGGAAGTGTGACAGTGAGTATTTCATAATGGCTACAACATATTCAGAATTAACTCAGCAAATATTAGATTATACAGAAACTAGTTCTGACGTTCTTACTTCTACAATAACTAATGATTTTATCGAACACGCAGAAAATAGAATATTTAGAGATGTAGATATTGACGTATTTAAATCTCATCAAAGTGCTAATTTAACAGCTAGTAATCCTTTTTTATCTTTGCCTGGTGGTAGTAGACCAGAGCCAACTTCATTAGGAACTGTTAGAACAATGCAAATATTTGCACCCTCAGGAACACCTACTAGAAATTTTTTAGAACAAAGAGATGTAAGTTATATGAATGAATATTGGCCAGATCGAACTGCAACTGCAGAGCCTAGATACTGGGCATGGTGGGACCATAACACAATTTATGTTGCACCTACTCCTGATCTAGCATATAACGTAGAATTAGGTATAACTAGATTACCAACAAGACTGTCTAGTTCAAATAGTACCTCATGGTTAGGTGATAATGCACCAGCATTATTACTTTACGGATGTCTTGCAGAAGCCTTCAAATTTTTGAAGGGACCAGCTCAAATGCTGCAAATTTATGAACAATCATACCAACGTGCTCTTCAAGAGTTAGTCATAGAACAACAAGGAAGACACCGAAGAGATGAATATATGCATGGGGCTCTTAGAACTCCTTTGCAGTCTAAAAACCCATAGGAGAATAAAACATGGCAATAAGTCAAGCTGTTTGTACAAGTTTTAAACAAGAGTTATTAGTAGGAACACACAACTTTACAGCGAGTTCAGGTGATACTTTTAAGATAGCTTTATATACGAGTAGTGCTTCATTAGGTGCAAGCACAACTGCGTTTAGCACTTCAAACGAAGTATCTGACTCAGGAACTTATAGTTCAGGTGGTGGATCTCTAACAAGTGTTACTCCAACTACTTCTGGAACAACTGCTATCTGCGATTTTGCTGATATATCTTTTACATCGGCAACAATTACAGCAAGAGGAGCTTTAATTTATAACAGCTCTCAATCAAATAAAGCTGTGGCTGTTTTAGATTTTGGTGGAGATAAAACATCTACCAGTGGAACTTTCACTATTCAGTTTCCTGCTGCTGACGCTAGTAACGCTATATTAAGATTAGCATAGGAGAATTTAAATGGCGTTAGTAATTAACGACAGAGTAAAAGAAACCACAACAACAACAGGCACAGGTGCTGTATCTTTAGGCGGTGCAGTAACAGGTTTTGAAACTTTTGCTGCTGGTATTGGTAACTCAAACACAGTTTATTATTGTATCGCACATCAAGATCAAGCTGAGTTTGAAGTTGGCCTAGGAACTTTAAATGGCGATAGTTCTACCTTAACTAGAACCACTGTTATATCTAGTTCTAATAGTGATAGCGCTGTTGATTTTGCCTCAGGAACAAAAGATGTATTTTGCACAATACCCGCAAGTAAATTAATTTTTGAAGATTCTAACAATGATGTAACTGTTGGACGTAATTTAACCGTTACTGGTGATTTAACAATTACAGGTGATGATGTCACCATGAATACCAACACTAGCGGTGCAGCTCTTATTGCTGACGGTTCAAACTTTAATCCTGTAGTTATATCCGGTGATCTTAGCATAGCCACAAACGGAGCAGCGTCATTAGCTGCAGCACAAACAAACATTACATCAATTTTAGCGACCGATGTTAAAATTGGTGAGGATAATGAAACAAAAATAGATTTTGAAACAGCAGACGAGATACATTTCTACGCTGCAAACGCTGAACAAGTATTTGTATCCGATGGAGTATTTGGTCCACAAACAGATAGTGATGTTGATTTAGGAACTAACTCTGTAAGATTTAAAGATGCTTATGTTGATTCTGTGACAGTCACAGGTGATGTTAGTGTCGGAGATGATCTTACCGTTAATGGTGGTGTTATTGATGTAAAAAATGCAGGTGCACAATCAGAAGTTAGATTTTATTGCGAGTCATCAAATGCTCATTACGCGGCTATTAAAGCACCAGCTCACTCTGCTTTTTCTGGCAATACGACATTAACATTACCAGCAACAACGGATACAATTGCAGGTATCGCATCAACACAAACATTAACAAATAAATCAATAGATTCAGACAATAATACAATCACAAACATTGTGAACGCAGACATTAAATCAAGTGCTGCGATTGCAGACACAAAATTAGCTACGATATCTACGGCAGGTAAAGTGGCATTAACAGCATTAGAGATTGATGGAGGATCTGACATAGGCGCAGATTTAACAACATCAGATTTAATAATAGTGGATGATGGTGCTGGTGGCACAAACCGTAAGGCAGCATTATCTAGAGTAGTAACATTAATGACAGCTCAAGGATTCTCTCAAGAAGATCCTACAGCCTTGGCAATCGCATTAGGATAGGAGGATAGATGGCAAATACATTTAAAGTAGTAACAAAAGCAGGTGTAACAAGTGCTGATACTATCTACACAGTAGCAGGTTCTACAACAACAGTAGTGC